CAAAAGACTAGCCAAATTATCTGGACTATAAATTGATAAAGCCAAACTAGAACTTTCATTTAACATTGTTTCATTTAAAACAACTCCAACTTTATCTGCAAGTGCTTTTGCCTGATCGAATGTTCTATAAGATTTTAAACCTAATCTTAAAGTTTTCATCTTGCCCTCAACATAAGAATACATCTGTTCATGTTCTTTAATTACATTGTCTGCACTTGAACGATACATCTTAAAAAAGTTTAAAGTATTTTCATCAACTTTAAATTGTCTTGAATGACAATAATTAGAACCAATAGTCCAAAGTTTAAAATCATTGTCCCATTTTGCTTTAGGTGTAGTAATAGACTTGTCATCATTTGAAGATGTACTAAAACCCAAAAATTTATTTACTGCACTTTCATCATTGTAATATTTTGGATTTCTTTTTGAGTAATCGTCCATGATAGTTAAATGATAGTCTGGGTTTAATCCCTTTGATACCATCTCATCACGATAATATGCTCTTGCAAACTTTCTACCCATGTCAAATCTGACATGAACTTCATCTTCTGTTTGATACTCTCTACCCTCATCATCAACTTTAGTAATTGGTCTTTGAACATAGAAACAATTATCCTCATACAATTCGCCACCTGACCTATTGTATTTTTTAATCATAGACCTAATTGTATCAACATCTTCTTGTGGTTGATGAAACCTTACAACTTGTTCCATTGTTTCTTTTGCTTTCTCTCTTAACAAGTTATATTGTTCTTTTGCTTGTACCAATTTATCTTTTACTTTATCTTCGTAAAAAGATTGAAATTGATCTGCAATCACTTTTCGCTTATCTGCGTTAAGTGTTATCTTTTTTGTAGTCATTTTTGCCTTTCTGTTAATTTTTTTAAATTAACACTTGACTTATAACTTGTCAAGTATTATATAGGAGATATTCCCTTTTGCTAATTACGGAATTAAAAAACTCAAATTAGTATGGGACTTGCACCAGAAAAAGCAAGTAGGATTAAAGCTGGACTACTTTAGAATTAACGCTATAGGTCCGGCCTGATCCCTGGTCTAATTATACTACCCATCCGGAGGGTTGCTAAGAGGTAATTGGACCTGGGATCAGTCTATTAGTGCTGGCAAAACCGCGGGGACAATGCCGGCGTGAAGAGACTGGTCCGCAAGCTTCAAGCTCGGGAGGACTCTACTGCTAACTCAACGCGTGGGCAGGTTACAGAGCCCCAAGCTTCAAGCAGCAAGCGCTTGACAAGAAAGAATTATAGGATTATAAAGGACATATGAAAACAGATAAAGCATTAAAAATTATAGGAGGCAGCCTGAGCAAACCGTCAAAGATGCCTGGCTGGTCGATAGGTTTACCTGCCAAAGAATGTAAAACTG